TCGAAGTCGAATCCTCTTTCTCTACAAAACTCGTCAATGTAGGGTAGTAGACCTATGTATATCTTCTGAGTTTTTAGAGAGAAAAGTCTTACTTTACCATCCCACCATTTGTTTTTGTATGACGGCATGAACTTGGCGCCAGGTACAGTAAATGAAAAGAAATCGTATAAGTCTCTTGCTAGACCTTTATCACAATTTACTTTGAGAAAACATTCATCTACTTTAGAAACAGTGACTAGATTAGACATAAGGATTGCCATGAAACCAACTGACTAAAGATATTCTAGTACCTCTGGTAACTGGTGTGACTTGATGATGCACAAAAGAAGGAAATACAATTAGACTTCCTCTTTCTTTACCACTAAAGGGTACTGTTTTAATATAATCGTCTACTGATACACTCTGAAGATTTTCATTATTTCTTAACAAATCAAACATGCCCTTTGGTTCTATCCATTGAAAGTTTCCACCTTCATAATCATCCGGACTAGATAATTGAATTGTAGAACTTAACTTTCTATAACGACCACCATGAGATTGTTCTGAATCTCCTGAATCTGTATGCCATGTATAGAAGTCTCCTTGTACTCGTGCTTCTGGTCTATGCCTATATGTTGTGTATTGATGATGTTCTACATAATCCCATTGATGCAACCAATCTGCATCTACTGATGCCATGTTAATGCCATCTTCAATTTTTTTGGCAAGGTCTTCTGGAAACTCTTCGTGTATTAACCATCTGATATCTGATTGTCTGATACTATCATCAATCGTGCCTTGTTCTTGTACATCTGGCGCATCTAAATCGTCTGTTCTTTGACCTACACCGCCAATGACTTCTTCATATCTATTTGCAAATTGAACTATTCTATCGCACTCATGTTCAGTGAAATAACTAGGATATATCATTGCATAGTTTCTTAGATTCATTATTGACCTGCCATAAATTTACGCCACTCGATTGTATTCTTAATAGTTTGATGTCTCCAAGTGATATTATCCATGCATCTTTTTATAAAGTCTACAGTCACTTCTAAGTAATCAATCTTTGCCTTAAGTTTAACTAAATCTTCATCAGCGTTAAAAAAGTAATTGAAATCGTTCTTCATTATTTTAAGACCATCGAATGGGTCTGTTTGCCAACCAAGTTCTTGTATCTTATCATCGTCAAGTTTTCCATTGAACCACATCCACTTATACTTAAGTAGTTGATTGTAGTCTTGGTTGTATTTCTTTAACAGTAAGATTTTACTTGTTAATAAGTCGGAATACTTTGCGTGTAGTTTGGGAACATGTAAAGATGCTGTATCTAATTCGATATCATCTATCTCACAATCCTTCACCCATTGTTCTTTCAATTGTTCTAAATTCATAATATACCATTATACACCATATGGTGTAAAATTACGAGGTGGTTTTAATTTCGTAATACGAGAATCTAAACGATACAGATACTATTGCCGGTTCGGCATCTGCACCAGATTCTAATTCAATTGACCCCAATGATACAGGAAATGCATCATGGAATCTTATGTACCTGTTGGGTACATTTTTGTTTGTGTTTATCACTAATGTGATATCTGAGTATTGATTTCTATCATTGTCGATAGATGCAAGTATGTTAGTTCTATTCACAGCAGTATCAGTGTATGTGCCATACAATGCTGGGTCATTCAAAGGAACTATAGAGTCTATCCAATTGTATATCTCTGAGAAGTTCTCTAAGTCTTCGTCAACAATGAATGATACTTCTAATGTATCAAATGATGCCTTATCTCCTGGAAAGAAAGCATCTAGACCAACACCTGCTGATTGAACAGTTTCGCCAAATTGAACACCTGGTATGTTTACTGTTCTAACATAATACTCTACAGTAGGAACTTTATCTATGAGTAGTCTAAAGTTATTTCTGTTTAGTATTGACTTGTTTATATCTGTTTTTATACCCATAATACTATTTATGCGAAAAGGGGACCGAAGTCCCCAAAAGTTTACTTCTCGTTTACAAACTCATTCAATTCACTTGCAACAGAAATTATCTCCTGTGCATCGATTGATTTTGTTGGTAAAGGTTTCTTATCATCTGGATGATTATCGTTGTGCGAGTAAACCGCATCAATCTTCCTTTGTAAGTTTTCGATTAGTATGGATTGCGCCATACTTAGTAAATCGGCTCTTATTTCATAACCGCTCTTTCCTTGATTTGCCATATTTTCCTCCGTGTGTGTGTGTTTATGACTGTATCTTTATGATACAATAGTATTTAGTGCGCTAAAAAAAAGGGTCTCGAAAGACCCTTTTTAATTCGATTAAAATCGAAACTACTAAGTTTACAGGATATTTGAAACTGCAATCTTTCTGTAGTATTGGTTTACACCAGCAGTACTTGACAAAGCGTCTGAAGGAGTAGCACCTACGAATGGATTTGCAACCATACCGTATCGTGTTTTGAAACCAATTTTCGGTTGGAATGTGTTCTCGCCAACTGCACGAACCATTTGTAATGGAACATACGGACAATAGAACATACCAGCGTCATAAGGGTTACTTCCTCTATAACCTACTGTCATGTAGTCTGACCCAGCATATGGGTCGATGTATACTTTAACTCTTCCGTTTAGAAGACCAGCAAATGTATTGCCAGTATCGTCAACATTTAAAGAAGTTGAAAGTGCTGGAGCGTAATCTAATACGCCTGCCATTGAAAGAGCAGATGCAACATCACTAGAACATAGAATAAAGTTACCTTTACCTCTTCTTGTTTCTTTTGCAATCTTGTTTGATTCTCTTTCGATTTGGAATAATAAACCTTTGAACTTTTCAACTGACCATCTTCCGTTAGCGTCAACATCTAAGTTGAATGTACCAGCAGATGCAGTGCCTTCAGCACCAGTTTTTGCTTGTACATTTACACTTCTTACTACTTCCCTGTTGATTTCAGCAAGGATTTCAGAAGATAAGATGTTTGCTAACTCAGACTCAGCGTCAAGACCGTGGATAGCTTTTAAGTCTTGTGCAAGTTCTAGAGTGTATTCTGCTTTTAATGCTCTGGATACAGCTGTCACTGTTGATTTCTCAATTGTGAAAGACATTTCAGCGAATTCATTTGTAGTTGCATCGCCTAATGCTTCAGCTTTATCTGTGCCCATACCAGTTGGAGTTGCATTTTTATATGCATTTGAACCGGCAAATGGATCGCCCTCTCTAGCACTGTATAATCCAGACTCACCGTCAACTCTTCCATGGTCGTGTGAAGCATCTTGTACTTCGTTTACGCCCATAGCTTCTGTTGATTGAAGTCTAGTAGCACCTGTAGGGTAATCTTGATATCTTGCTTTCATAGCGAAGATAAGTCCTGTAGGACCAGTCATCGGTTGAACACCGCAAATGTCGTAAGCAACGAGATTTGGCATAGCTCTACGCACTAAACTAATTAGGATTGGATCCCAGTTAGAAATGGCAGAACCAGTAGCATTTAAAGGTGCAGCTTCTGAAAGAGTAGCTCTATCTTCGTTTAGGGCTTTCTCTTGGTTTTCAAGAATTACTGCTGTGACTGCTCTTTTGTAGTTGTCTTCGATTTTTGGCAAATCGGAGTGCTCTAGAATAGGGCTCCACTTTTCTTGTAAGTTTTCTGATAAAAACATTTTTATTTCCTTTAAATAACCTTAGGGTTTATCCCAAAGGTTTAAGTTTACTAATAGCAGAAGCGTACTGATTCATTGCAGGGTCAAGTCTGACTTCATTCTCTTCTGAGAAATCACCAGTTCCTTCTTCTACTACAGTTTCTTCTGCGATGTTTTCTTCTTTTGGAAAGTAAGCGTTCTTTAGTTCTTCAACTTTATCACTAAAGTCTTCAGCACTAACGAAATCTACACCTTCTGCAAGAGAAACCATCTTCTCTGTTTGTGATTCAGATAGGTCTTTACAGGCCTCTGAAATCACGGTGCCTCTTTTGAGTTGGTCGTTCTCTGCAACAACTTCCATATTTTTAGATACTTCGTTGTCTAGTTTCTCTTCCATCTCATCAAGACGATTTGCGAGTTCATCAATAACATTGTACTTATCTTCAGGCACTTCAACATAATGTTCTACGAACAATGCTTTCATACCTTCGATGAAGTTTTCTGTCATTTCTGACCTCAAACCTCTCTCAATTGCAAGTTCGTTTTCTTTCGTCCACTCTTCTGCACAATACGATAGATACTTATCAACTGCTTCTGTTAGGTCGCCTTTGACAGTTTCTACTGAGGTTTTTAAATTTTCTGAATAAGTTGTTTCTAACTCTTCTTTTATTTCTGCAACTTTTGAAGTGACAGCAGCCTTAAAGATAGTTCTTGCCTTTTCAGAATTTTCTTCTGATAAGTCTAGAGCTTCTGAAATTTTTGATAGGTCGTCCTCTATCTCCATTTCAACGAGGTCTGAATCAATTTCTGAGGATTCTTTTACTTCTTCCTCATCATCTTCATCTTCATCATCTTTTTCGTCTTCTTTCTCTTCTTTAGTCTTAGCTTCAATAATTGAATTGTAAGTTTCTTCGACTGTTTCTTCGTCTGAACTCTTTAAGAATTCTACGATGTTTCTCGCAATCTCTGCTTTAGTCAAGGATTCGTCAACCTTCTTTGAGTCTTCGTCTTCATCTTCATCGTCAACTTTCTTCATTTCTGAATACATTGCTGATAAATCTGATTTACTCATATCCTTCATAGCGTTGACCATAGCCTTGATAGTTTGCATCTTAGAAGGTTTCTCTGATTCGGAAACTTCTTCTTCTTTAACATTCTTCAACTTAGGTTGCTTCTCGGCAGGAGATTCGCCTTTCTGTTGTGGATCACCACTAACTTCTTTGGTTCCTTTCTCTGCGCTCTTAACTGATGCAACTGCTTTGTCAACAGGATTTTCTTCTGGTTTGACGACTTCAGCCTTACCACCATCTATTTTGGCGGCATCGGATGAACCTTGCTTAACAGGTTTTGAGTCACCTTTTTCGGCTTTCGAATTCGGCTGCATAGCCTCTGCGATTGCCTGTTCTAGGTTTTTTTCTAAATCTGCCATTTTTTTCTCCTGTTTGAGTTTTAGCTTAACTCTTTTATTTATATATTATAGGTTCTCTACGAACTTTTTCCACATGTTTAATTTGGTTTCTTCAAGTTTATTCATCTTTGCAGTCCTTAATTTGTTCTGCATAACTTCGATGTCTTGTGCTTTCAGTACACCAGATTCATAGACCCATTCTACACCTTCCATGATTCCTTCAACGAAGGCTTCTGGTGCGGAGGGGTCTGCAACGATATCAGCTGCGGTTGCAAGTTGAAAATCGCCTTTAACATATTGGGCACCACCTCTTTGTTCGAGCGAACCCAAACCTCTTGATGATACGCCAAGTTTTGCACCATCATTAATCAAATTTCTTACGATTTGACCGTTTGGGGTGCTTAAAATTTTTGCTCTTCCCATGAAATTAGAACCATCTTCTTCTAATTTTGTTATCATGTGAGATACTTTGTCTAAATTGATTGTTGGTCCGTCAGGATGTCCTAACTCACCAAATGCTCGTCCTTTCTCAACGAACTCTTTACAGTAGCGGTCTACTTCTTTTTTCATTACTTCTTTAGGATAAACTCTGCCGTTTCTGTTTTTAATGTCGGCCTGCATGAATACACCTTCGATGAAGTAATCTTTCTCGCCCTTTTCGTTTTCTTCTACGATTACTGGTTCAATTGCGTAATCAACAAATTCAGATATTAGTTTCATTTATAACTCCTAAAATTTCTTCTAATGAGATGTCTTCTTCATTCATTTGTTTCATTACCATTTTAATATTCTTCATCTCTTTTTCAGCTTCTTTCATGTTTCTGTATGGGTCTCCCATTGAGACTGTATTAACATAAACATGAATCTTGCCTCGTTTATCTTCGCCGAATCTTATGTCCAGTGTTTTACTGCCTACTTTTTCAGTAGACTTCTTAACTTCTTTCTGTCCTGACGGAAGTTTAAACTTCGCCTCATTAAGAATCGTTGTTATCTGGTCCCAAGTTTTCGCCATTCATCCAATCAACTGACATTTCGACTCTTTTCATGTCGACCTGGTCAGCAGCCTTTTGTTTGATACCCTTGAAAATAGAATCTTGAGCATCTTGTAATTTACCGGACTCTATTTGGTCCACTATGTTTTTTGCTATTTCTGACATTAAAAGTCTTCTCCTTCTTCACTATGTCCCTCTGAATCTATTTCGCCTTGTATTCTAGCGATATCATCTTCTGAGAAACGAAGTATATGTTTTCTGACATAATCGTCTGAAAAATACTTACCAATAAATGATTCTGCCTGTGAAAGAATATCTAATCTTTCTCTGATAATCTCTCCCTCTTTTAACTCTTGGAAGTGATTGTCTGTTGCAAAATCATAATGTATAAAATCTTTCATTGCATCAAACTCAGCGCCTGATACAATATTTTTTAGAACCATTTGAGTTCTAAGTAAATCAGTAAAGAGTCTTGCAAACTTAGTTTGTAGTCTCTTAGTGAACTTATTAAATTTAAGTTCATCTCTACTAATTTCTGATGCCCTACCCATGTTGAAACCATTATCTGCTTCAAGTCTAGATGTAGGTACATTGAGAGAACGATATAGTTTCTTTTTAAAGTATTCTATATCTTCTATCTCTGCAAGGTTCTGACCACCTGGTAGTGTAGTAATCTCTGTTCCTCTACCACCTTCTCTTCTTGGTAACCAAAAGTCTTCTAACATTGACATGTGGCGTCTATCATCTTTGATTTCGCCTGTGTCTGCATTGTAAACAAGTTTATTTCTATACTTGTTCATTGTATCTGCAAGGTATTGTTCTGCCTTTACTTTAGGTAAATTACCAACATCAATATAGAAGATTCTTCTTTCTGGTGCCCTTGATATTCTGTAAATAACAAGTGCATCTTCCATCATTGATAACTGATTTGCAGTCTTCAATGCCTTATGCAAATATCCGATTACAACATTCTTTGTGTAATCTAACATACCAGAAGTAGTATAACTTACTGCCTCTGGTGCAATCTTAACTGTGGCGCCTTCATTTGCGACACCTTTGTCGAATCCTTTGTCGTTAAACATATAGAATTCTTCAACTTTTTTGATTATATCTATTTTCGTTTTAGTGTCTTTTTCTTTTTCAACATTACGAACTTTCTTAATCTTTAATGGGTCAACATTTCTAATGTCAACCATGCCTTGTTGTGGTCTTTTAGAATCTACAATCTTATGAAAGTAAATACGACCATCAACATACCATTTACGGAATAGTTCATGTGAATTTTGATGGAATTTCATCAAGGTTAGAATCACCTTGAATTCTTCGTGCATCTTTTGTTTGATGCTGTCGGACAATTCTACATCTCTTAAATCTAATGAGACTACTCTATCTTGGGTATCTGAAACTATACATTCATTTACTATATCTTCGATAGCAATATCACATTCTGGCACAAGAGATGTCTCTCTGTATCTTCTAATGAGTGCGACCTCATTCTTGATACCTCCTTCCATATCAACATAGGAACCATATGCCCCACCTGATATGAAACCACCTGGCGACTGTTGAACAATGGGAGTTCCATCATCCTCGGCCGGTGCTACAAAAGAAGTCGCTGACTTCTTCTGTATATCTACATCTCGTAATTCGTCTTTCAACCCCTTACGATTTATTTCAAACCCAAAAATATCCATAATTATATTTATAACACCCTAAATGGTGCTATTTTCACTTTATTTTTAAAGGACTCTTTCCCAATGCGAATACTGGAATTCAACATCAAATGTCTCCAATGTGTCAACTGTCTCATAAGATAAGTCAATCGCACCAATACTAGTTGGAAACATGTTAAAGAATTCGTATCTCGCAAGGACGGAATCATCTTTGTTTAATTGTTCAACAAATGCTCTGTCTACTAAGTAGTCAAGGTTTGTTTGTCCTTCACCACTGTCTAAGTCTTGAATGTCTGTTTGCCATCCTTCTAGTGCAGTTCTTGCTGAGAATTCTACATCATTAATAATTGTCACGGTCCAAGGTTCGAATGTTCTATCTCCTGCGAGTTTTAAAACATGTCCTCTGAACTGTTGTTCAACAACACCTAATGTAGCAGCAGGAATCTGTGCTGATTGACATAAGAATTCAATCTTATTACCTGTTCTAGGTATAAAAACTCTAAAACGGTTAGCTCTTGGGCCACCACCTAGAAGTTGTGCTTTGAATTGGTCTATACTTGCCATCTAATTACTCCTTATACTGCGCCGTAAATTTCTTCAAACTGAACACCACTTCTAGCAGCAACAAAGTTTAAAGTTATGTAGTTAATTGATTTAGAAGGTTTCAAGAAGATAGAACATACAAATTCGTTTCTATCTTGTACAGCGTCTGTATTGTTTGTTTCGTCACAAACGACTGAGAAATCTACTAATCCTCTTCTGTTTTTAACATCTCTTAAGAAAGGTTCTACAGCAGCCCTAAACTGAGCCCTTGTGAATGAATCGTTGAATTCAAACAATTGAGCCTTAGCAGCAGTTGAAATTGCCTTTTCTAAAGTGATGAATAGTCTTCTTACATTTATTCTATCAAATGCGGAAGGTGATGTTAATGCAGTCTTATCTCCAAATAGTACTGTTCCCTGTCCTGGGAAGGTAACTACTGGATTAATTCTTGCACGATATAGGTCATCTCTACTTGACTGTTTCGGATTGAAAGCAAGTTTAGTGATACCTAAGTATTGTCCTCTTGAGAACCCAGCAGGCGAGAACCATGGGTCTTGAAGTAAGTCACTTCTTGCCATAATTCCAGCAGTGTGTCCACATGCAGGTACCCAACAATATTTGTCATTGTACTTCTCGTATTGATAAGTCCAACCACTGTCGAATACTGCGTAAGAACTAGATGTGCATGATGCGTAATCTGCCTTAACATTTGTTGATTGTGTTGACTCACTTGATACGCCAACTACTGAGGCTCTTCTTGGAGATGCAACTACTAAACAGTCTTTTCTATTTTCTGCAATCTGTATTGCACTGTTTACTAGTGAATTGTGGTCTGCAAGAGTATCTTGAGCACCCTCTGAACCACCCCCAGCGTCACTGGATGTTGACCCAACGACTAAGAAAGCCATATCTATTGTTTCTGCATCTGAGAAATGTTTGTCCCATGCATCGGTCTTTTGACCAACTGTTGGGTTTGCACGACCATCTGCACCACCTGTTAGTGATGAGATTTCAGGAAGAGCAGGTCTTGTGAAGACATTACCGACTGCAGCCTGTAATGTTCTGTTTTCTGCGACTGTTAAGTCTGTTGCAGTTGAGTGACCTGACCACCAAACATACTTTGATTCTCTTTCGATTACATCTTTGTAGTAGTTTGAATTACCTGTAGAATTCTTTGCATCTGACCCTAGTGATACGAATGAGAATGACTCTAACACAGCGCCTTTAGTGCCTGTGAATAGACCATCTTCATCTTCAACAACAAGGTGAATCTCATCATTTACTGCGCCAACTAATGTGGCCCCTGCTGATGTTCCTGGTGCTTTGTCGAATAATGCGTAATGTTCCCAATATCTATCAACTGATTCATCATCAACAACAGCACTTGTAAGACCAGTACCTTCTGGTTGATTTAATGCCTTAAATGTCAATGTGTTTGTTGAAATACCAACTACTTGATAATGAGTCGTGTGATTTGCGAACTTAATGATGTCGCCAATTATAACAGCGGCGCCTGAATCTACTACAACTGATGTTGCTCCAATTGCGTAGCCTGACCCATTGTTGACTGCGGTAGCAGCGTCATTGAAATATGCGTTTGAAGAAGCACACATGTGAACTTTAATAGAATTACCTAAAGCCCCAGCGTGTCTTGCAACCCACTTACCGACTGTACCTGCTGCCCCACCTGATTTATAGGTGTTTACATAGTCGTCTGAATTTTTTAATAATGTTGCTGAGTTTCCTGTTTGGTTTGCGTTGAATAAACCAGTGTTAGAAATTCTAACTACTGATAATGAAGAACCATATCTCAAGAAAGACTCGGCAGTGTAGAAGTCTTCAACAGAGGCGTTATTGTCTGCTGGTTTGTAGAATTCTTCAACTAGTTGTTGTCCATCTGAAACTGTTTTTACTTCATCAACAGGTCCCCATTGGAATACGCCAGCGAATCCACCTCTTGTTGAGGATACTGCTGGAACAACATTCGATAAGTCAATCTCTTTGACCTGAACGCCTGGTGAAACTTGAAATGCCATACTTTTCTCCTGTTAATGTATTTTTACATTGTAAAAGTTGTTTACACTTTTATTTATATATTTATAATATCTAAGAACCCTTAGAGTACCATCTGTCGCCACTAGCGTCAACAAATGATTCGACTTCGCCTTGGTCCCCAAATACTCCCGCTGGTAACATGTCATCCTCTATCATTTTCTGTTGTTCAGAATATAATAAATCTTTAACAGCGGTGTCTGTTAAGTGTGTGAAGAACTCTGTGGTTACAAACCACGCAAAGAGTACACAATTCATTACCATGTCGTCATGATAACCTCTGTCTGCCTCGAATGAAGAACCTTTATTAACAAATGTCATAAGTTCTGTAATCGTTGCTCTATCTACTACAGATAGTCTGTTTTCTTCTAGTAGTTCCTTTAAAGTGGAACAACCAACTCTCTTAATCTTTCTAGACATTGTGATACCAATGTCTTTCGCATGTGTCATACCTTGCACAAAGACATTTGGATATTCTATGTCATAGTGCAATTGTGTAGCGACCATTGAACCCTCTGCATTGTTTTCTATTATTACAAGTGCTTCATTATATCTACTACAGTACTTATTTATTAAATCCGGAAACAGCATGGGGCTAATCATGTTATCTCTGTATGTACAAACCTGTTTAAATGGTCTTTGAGACACATCAAAGATACTAAAAGTAGAATAGTCGAACCCTCTACCTTGTGATACATCAACGGTTACAACATAGTTATGGTCTTGTTTTGGCGTATCATATACTATTAAACCATCTTTTTTCCATTCGCCATCTACTGCTCTCATACCCAATAATGTATCTGCATTGATAAGAGTATTACCAGTACCTAAGAAACTGTTGCCATATTCTTGTTCAAACTGTGCCTCTGAGGTGTTTGCAATAGTCTGTTTCTTCCACTCTTCATCACGACCTGGCACATCTTGCCAACCAATAGTGAATGATTTATACTCTGATTGGTCATGTATAGCACTTTCGTATATCTTATGAAACATATTACCCACACCATTTGCAGTAGATGTGATAATAACTTTTGAATCTTTACCAGATGTGACAACAGGATATGTAGCAGTATAAAATGTCTCTGCATCTTCTACGAAAGCAAACTCATCAAGGTACAACATGTTAATTGACATACCACGAATGGACGATGAAGATGTGGCAGCTGCGACCAGTTTACTATCATTGCCGAACTCGATGTTTCCTTTGTTTAGAATCTTTACGCCTGGTTGTAAGAAGAATGGCACGGTCTCCAACATGGTTACAATACGAGACACCATCTCTCTGGCAATCGCACCTTTGTTCGCCAGAATCGCTGTGGTGACTTCTGGAGTGAACAATAGATACCATAAAAGATATGCACATGATGTAATTGATTTACCACTCTGTCTGGCGGCAAGAATGACACTGAATCTATTGTCATTAAAATGATTTATGAGTTTATCTTGATATCCACGAAGTTTAAACGGTACTAGACCTTCATCTAGTGATATAATCTGACAATAATTTTGTATAAAGTGGCAAGGATCCTCAGAACATTTTTGATATTCTGCTATCTCTTCTGGTGTATACTTTGTTTCTACACCTGCTCTTTTGATTAAATTGTTACCTAAGTAACCTTCGTTCTTCGCTTGAACCATATTTTAGTCTTTGTTCTTCTTAAGGAACTTTTGTAATTCAGAAGTTGACCCAACATACAAATGATTGTGTTGTTGTCCTATCTTCTGTTGTTCTTCGCCCTCTAACTTCTTCAATTTACTCTGTAAATCTATAAGTTTCTCTGCTGTTTCACCTACTGTTTTAATTAACTGACCTGCAACTTCGTATGCACGAGGGTGTTCTGTTTCTTTTGATAATTGTAGTATGCCTTCGATTGCATCTTGTCCTCTTTCTACGAGTCCATACAGATTTTCTCTAGCGTATTTGTAATCTGTTTCCATGTTCTCATGTCGAGAAGGAAGTTTAACTATCTTTGTTTCTTCTTTGATGTCCGATTCTATATTTAAAAGGTCATCTAATTTTTCATCTATATCATTCATGTTATTGCCTCGAAATAGTCTATATTCAGTACATGTCTATATTTTTTACTACATGTATTGGTTGTACCTGTGTGTTGTGTATGTCCATCAAACATCAATATTCTATTCGCAACACTATCAATACATTCTATTTCATCTGATTCTTTTAGCATAGTATATCCATTATTTGTATTTAAGTATAACAATGCAGTTTTTAAATTTTTTGGTGCAGTCTCAATGTCCACATGAAATTCATTTTTTATAATTGTATCAGTTCTTGGCAACATATTAAGTTTACATCGCACTAAAGAACAAACATTTAATTTATCTAATAATGGTTCAATCCACTCATATGCATCACTCTGAGGTTGATTGTCAAAGTATAATGCATGTACAAATTGTATCTCATCACCATCTCTATTGACTGTATTTAAAAAATATGGAAAAGTTGGATGAGTAAATTTATCTACTAGTTCATTAAAGTAGTTTTGGTCTAATGCATTATCTATTATTTTCATCTATTTCATTCATAATTAACTATTGTCTTCTTCACTGTAATCATCTTTGACACCATCGTCATAGAAAGATACATTCTCTGCAACAACGAAAGTATCGTCTGCATCGACTGAACCAACAAAGAGTAATTTATTACTAGCATCGGTCATGTTCACAGCAGCCGAAACTGTTATTTGTTCTCTGTTAGTTGCAATTGTGGTTATTGTGGGATTGGTATCTAAGTTGGTACCAAATACTTCATCTCCTACACTTATCTTACTATTTATTGCACTAGGGAAGGTGATTATGTTTAGGTCACTTACTGCATTTGATAACTCTTGGAATGCAGGTTCATAGTGTTTAACTTCTTTAACAAGTCCTGATACACCTATATTTGATGATGTAAATGTTTTATTGCCATCTCCAATATAAGTTCTTTCAATAACATTCTTAATGATATTGCCTGTATAGATAGGACCAAAGAAGTATGTCTTCATTGTAAAGTCTAAAGTATATTCTATAACTCTTCTATCTTCCATTGAACCCTCATAGTCATCTTGAAATGATACTGAGTTTAATATTATGGGTACATCTCTATGGTCTGCCATATCATCAACCATCTTCATGGTGACTGTATATTCTGGTTGAAAGTAAGGTAGTATCTGTTCTACGATTTGCAATGCATCATTCATATTCTTAGTTAGAATAGTTAATGTGAAGTTTAGATTGTAAGGTGCAGGTGCGTATTGAAAACCTTTTTTACCATTTGTTTCCATTATAGGTTTGACTGCCCTTATGAGTTTGTTCTGTTGTCTCTGTACATCATATTCAAAACCTGTCAATTCAAATGCCATCCTTGGCAACGATATTGCACTCCTATTTCTATCTGATAGATTCGCCTCTTCAGCAATTCTATCTAAAAACTTTTGTTTAGGACCATATGATATTGGTACCATAGGAGAAGATAAGACTGTTCCGTCTGATTTGATTTTCTTGAATTGAATGTTATTAAACATTGTACCAAATACTGATACGCATCGTTTAATAGTTTCATTGTAAAAATATGTACCGAACATTATGGTTCACCAAATGGGTTTGTTTCTGATAAGTCTAAGTATGATGAATCTTTATTCTCAAAGTCTAAGTTCTGAGCGGCTGCATCATTGTTGAATGTCATTCTATCGTCTATAGATGAGATAGTAAATGTTGCGCCATTGGCACCATTTAATACATCGCCAACTTGTAGTGTTGTTGTGATATCTTTTGCGAGAAGTTTACTTGTCGGTTGATTCCAAGATACAACTTCTGCAACAACTGTACCATTGAGTGCGAGAGTTTCATTCGCAATATAGTCTGTTGCATTACCATTGTTCATTGTCATATTCAATGAGTATGCTTGTTCATCTTCTATCAAGTCTATGTCACCAATTCCAGTATCGAAATCTTCTTGACTGTATTCAAACAGTTCACATCTTAGTTTAAATACAAACAGTTTACCTACTTGATAGAAAGGGTCTTCATGTTCTACAAATTTAATTTCAAACATAGAACCACTAAGAGGGAAGTAGATTAAATCTCCTTCGTTTGGTCTAAATGATGTTGCGAGATTTGAGTCTAGTGAGATGAATCTTTCCCAACTTCTTAATGATATAACAAAGGTCGCCTGGTCTCTAATCTGTAAACCAAACTTAGACATAAGGTCGCCTTCGCCTTCGAAACCATCTGTATTCTCAATGTACATTTCAACTGAGTATGCATCACCAAATTTAGATTGCACATCTTCATTGAGTATACTATCCTCTTCGATAACTTGTCGAGGTAGATACATTGTCTCGTGACCATACATTCTTAAAGACTCAACAACTAAATCTTCATAGAGATGTTGTTCAGAATTTACTGCATGATTAAAAAATACATTTGTTGCCATAATTTATTAGCCCATCATGTCCATGGGTAACATGTCATGATTTAGTCTTGCCTCTTCTTCGAGTCTTGTTATTTCTTCTTGTGCCTCTTGTTTCATCTGTTGTCCATCTAGTGTCACACCACCTGGTAATGCGATACCTGAGAATTTAGATAAGTTCTCTCCCCACTGATATTTACATAATGCAGTTGCATATTTTTTTAACCACATGTCATTGTATACATCTGTAAAGTTATTTGGGTCTATCTTTCTATAACATTCAATAACAATATACTCACCTTCATGTACAAAGTTTGAGTCCATGTGTAAGTATAATCTGTTTTGATGTTGATTGTAATTGATTGGTGTTCTACCAATAAGAATGTGATTCATTGTTTGAATCTGTTGTTGAACCATTTCATAGTGCAACATGTTAGTAGCGTTCATACTATATAAATCATTTAATCTTAACTGATATCTAATGTCCCACATGTTGAGCGCTGACTTATCATTGAATGGAAATATGTTCATAACTGCCATAACAAACTCTGGAAGAACAATGTAATTTTGTTGTTGTTTGAATTGTTCGTCTGTATATGCGTGAGTACCAGCTGCGCTTTCAGTGAATGATTCATCACTCTTCATTGTTTGTTTTTTGGTACCTGTCATCTGATGTTTTAGATAACATTTAATCGTTCCATCGTAATGATAATTGTAGAAGTATTGAAGTGCTTCGTCTATTCTATCATCAAACTGGTCTTCATCGATGTTGATTTCCAGAACAGGTGCACCAAGTTTTCTTTTGATGTACTCTTTGAATGTTGCTTTACTGTTTGGAGTTGCCATAGTAGTATTTCCTGTTTATACTACTATTTATATGAATTCTAATCTTGGAAAAAAGTTTTTGTTTGTAGTCTATCTATCTTCTCATCTATACGCTCTATAGAATCGATAATTCTCTGAAAAGACTTCTCCATCTGTTCTCTAGTGACATAATCCTTGGCGATTTCTTCTCTTGTTTTATTGATAAGAATATCCATTCTCTTTTGTTCAGCAAAGATTCCTCGAATCATCCATCCGACAGGAACTACTACAACAGTAAGAACAATATTCCAAAGTAAGTGTGGGTCTATGACTATATCCATATTGTTATTTATGAATATGACTACTGTATCAACTTACCAAATCTATCTGTTCTGAACACTAAACCCATGTTTTCTTTATGCCATTCTTCGCCATTCTCTTCAATAAGAGTTTCTCCATCGGGATGTTGAATCTCTATATTAAACGATATACTATATCTATCTTTATCTGTCGTGTTTGGTTCAACCATATGCATGGTGCCACTAGGAAATAAAAGTATGTCTCCAGTTTTTGGTTGCCAACCCCAAGATTCTTCCATTCTAGGTGAAGATAGAGCCATTCCAACATAGTGTTTAGTTGTTTCTATAAACTTAATATCTCCCTCGTCTCCGTCTGCCCTAATATAACATGCACCAGAATAAGTACAACCATTATGTAAATGTGGTGCATTATATCCACCTGGATAGTTTATGTTTCCCCATGAGTTATGCATAACACATTGAGCAGTTCCTTTTTCAAATCCACAATAACCCATAATCTCTTCCGTCACTGTTCTTTTAATTTGTCTCATCAACTTATTGAATATGGGATTGTTATCGATACCATCGTTTGATTGCCAACCGAGACCTTTATTAGACCTTCTTCTACCTTCACGGTCTCTAGTTCTCATAGCGTCCATTTCATCCTTCAACATTTGAAAATACTCTGGCGTCAATCCTTCCACTTTGTCTTCTGGATTATATAACCATTCTCTAATACAAATTACTGCTGGACTAAATAATTTAATCGCCATCTATTTCTCCTTTATGAAATGGACACTCTGGTGGAGGTTCCATTTCTTTGAAATTCTTACCTTTTTGTTTCCAATGTCCTTCACTTCTATATGCACCCATATTGTTGGGTTTCTCTTTTAATAGTTTATCGTACTTCTCTCTGTTTACTTGGTCCATGCTAGGAAGTTCTTGTACTCTTTCTTCGGTTCTATCTTTGTGCCATCCAGCAGTGTCTTTTAACTGATAAGTCGATACCCATTCTTCTCTTTTAAAAGGTATAACTTGAACTAGGGGAGTTCCTTTTGGTATAACAAACGAATGACTAACTTTAGGATAGAAAATAATTTGTGAATTGTCTTGATTGATATTAAAGTCATCTGTATCTATAACACCTTGCCATGTTGCAAAATGATTGTTTTGAAATAAAAAGGGGTCTAAATAGAAACAAGAATAACCTTTTGGCGTTATTATATTCCAAGCATTTCTCATTTTAAATGCATCTTTAATTGGACCTTCTTCCCCCAAATAACTGAATGAGTGTGCAAACTGAGCTGCAGGATGAGAAGGAGATGCTTGAGATTGTGAAACCTCTTTGCCAAATTCTTGAGTATATGTTTTGCCGTTATCAAAAACAACTTCCATATCTCTATTTGCAAGAATATACCAACCAGATTTTAACCAATCATCCATTGCCGGACAAGCACGAATAGTCTGTATTCTTTGTCCTCTATCGTGTTGAAAGACTTTCATCTTTTTCCACCAATCAGGACTTAACGATTTAGCAAGAACTGGTTTCCAGTCTCTAAGACTCTCTTCGTTAAATGTAGTGAAATCTATCGTTGGCATTATATAATTCTTCCTTATCTACTAGTTCTATCTCGTCACCCCTAAGTACGATAGAACATCTATCTGCATATCGAGCTCGTTCTGTTGGTGCATCTGCACCATGTGGTATTCTTCCATCAAACATTAACAATCTGTTTGGTTTAAACTCTATACTTCCTATAGAATGTTTTTCTATGTGTTCTTCTCTTCCATCTAAACCGGCTTGATAAACACCTTTATCATAAAATCTTAAATCTCCACCCCATGCAGGATTCCAGAATTTATTGTAGTAATATAGAAATGATAGGTTCCATTCATCTTGTTCATCACAATCACAATGAGTTGTACCATGTTGACCATGAGTTTGAGAATTGGTTCCCATATACTGAAATCTTTTCCATTTAAAACCAAAGTCTGTACATATTCTTCTGTTCAACCATCTAGCGTGTTCTACACTTTCGGTTGTTTCTCCATATTCCATTTCTGGATTACCATAATCATCTGTTTTAAAGAATGATGCACCCCAAAGTTGATGATGAGGTAAACCTGTGGGATGTTGTGCGTTTACTTGATTTTGTTTAGCCCACCTAGGACCTTCAGAAGTTTTACGATGAATCCATCGATGTATAGAAGTCTCTAAGTAATCATCGATTACATAGACTTTATTTCCTAAAGGAAAGTCTTTAATAGTAAAAGGTTTATCTACCTTGACTATTTCTAGGGACATAAACTACTCTATTAATGCTTTTTGTGGAGGTGGGAATCTATTAATATATTCTTCTACATCTGGAAGTAAATCTTCTCTAGTTGATTTTACATCATTCATAACATTTACATAGATGTTCCACAGTACATCATAGTATTCCAATACTCTTCTTGCATCTGACCTTAAAGGATGATTTGAACCATCTCTACCTGCAGCCATAACATCTACCAGACTTTCAAATCCATAAGATTGAATTTGTTGGTCTAAGTAATTTCTACCAACATCATTAATTTGTTGACTGTATTGATTGGATAATGTCACATCGGAAGGTGGAACAGAATTTTCAATGTAGTTTTCGATTGCATCTAACTCAACATCTGTTAATGAAATTTTTTCTTGTTCATCAAACTGAACATTGTCTTTCCATTCCATAATCTTGACTTCGATGTCATCATAGATAAGAACATCATACTCAAACCCCAAATTAGGTTTATCGACATTATCATGTCTCCATTCTAGGCCATTTGGTTTTCTAATAGTGAGATGACCATTCTCACAATAAATTAACATATTCATAACAACTCCATAATTTAGTTTTGATGTTTGTTTTTAAATCTTTCATACATATTTAGGTGTTCTATTTCAGAAGTATCCATACCTTCAATCCAAGGACCGCCTCTAGTATAATGTATAGCACAAGCACGCCACTTTTCTTCTTGTGTATCATGCCCCTCAGTTATAACATACCATTCTGGTATTTCTGATATCTTATCTGTCCATTCAAATTGATGTAGATATTTACCACTTTCAGTATTGATAACTTCTGGTGTAAGTTTTTTACAGTCTTCATGACCATTATTAAATATCATTAATGATGACCAAAGTTTTTTAGGATAAGATACATTCTTTTCACCGTTAAATTTTGTTTCAGCATAAGTATCAAAATCATACTGAACACATGCAACTGCATCATCTAAATCTAAGTAGTAGAACATTGGTAAGATACTTTCATTGAATAGTATATCATCATCAATAAAAATACTAAATCCTTCATAGTTTTCTAAGTAAGGAATTAAGAATCTACTATATGTGAACTCTGTTGATTGAGCTGCATACTCTCTATTATACTCTGGAATCTTTGATATGTCAAGAAACTTTATCTCAGGAGTCCAATCTCCTAATATATCATGTACATCACCACGACCTGCTCCAAATAATATACTACTCTTAAGACATTTAGCACTTAGTTCTGCAATGTCTTTGTGTCTACTATCATATCCGACATAGATTGTCAAGGGTTTGCCAGCAGAAAGTTTATTTACTTTTTTATTGAAGTCTGTCACATCTCCTCTGAAGTTCATCTTCAATAAGTCACTATGTATTTCTAAATATCCACGAGTGAATGAAAACGACATTGAGTAGTGGGCTGCATTTCTTTCTACAAGTTGCGACTTCATTTCCTCAATCATTTCATCTATGGGTGTTTCTGGAAGAGGTATAGCATCGTGGTCATCCCATATCCATAAATCTAAGTCTGGGTCATCCATAGTTTCGAAAACACCTGAACGAACAGAACCTGGATGTATAGATAATTGATACATTCGTTCATCTCTGGAGTTCATACCTGCTGTAGCTACAGTACCTTGAATTGCATTCCATAGACCTTCTTTTCTGATACTATCGACTAACCAATGTGCCTTTGCACCATGATAATATACAGCATTAAGACTACCATCTTGTTGTTCGCTTAACTTAGTACCTGTAAATTCTTCTATCTTTTGATATTCATCATTTGAATTTTTAAAATCCATACCTGCAATTCCTGGTTTTGGATTTTCGGGTGGTGCAGTGTATCCTTTAGAAAGAAAGTAATGATATGCCCATGAATGAGATTGTAGTTTGTTCCAACCAAGAAACTTTTGTTCCTTGATTAACTTAGTCATATCACCCCATTTGACCTGTTTTAATTTTCCTGTTTTGTTCGCTGTCACCCATTTTAAAGATTTATATGCTTCTGTTTCTTTATAATCTTTTGATACATCAAAAGAACCCAACTGAACATGTGTGTTCTTATCTGTTGGATCCCAATCTTTGAGAAGTTCCTTTGTGTGCTCGAGTGAGTCTGATTTTACGCTCATAATATAGTTCCTTAATTTCTACACTAATATTTAGTGATTAGGAATTAACAGGTGTTCCTGGCCATGTTTGTGACAATGAACCATCCCAACGGATAACAGGTGTTTGACCTTGTCTAGCATATGTACTAGGTGACCTATGTTGATAAGTCGTTGGTGTCTGACCTTGTCTAGCATATGTAGAAGGACTTCTATGTTGATAAGTCGTTGGTGTTTGACCTTGTCTAGCATATGTAGAAGGACTCTGATGTTGATATGTAAGAGGTGTCTGACTATTTGCAGGATTTCTGTAAGTAAACGGACTTCTATGGTCATATGTTAAAGGAGACCTGTGGTCATATGTCAACGGACTTCTATGGTCATATGTAAATGGAGTCTGATTATTTCTTATAAACGGATTCTGAGCATTTACAGGATTCTGATAGTTCGCTGTTGTTTGTCTGTTTCTAATATTAGGTTCTTGTTGAGCTCTAATATTAGGTTCTTGTTGTGACCTTATGTTTGGTTCTTGAGCATTTCTAATAAACGGATTTTGTGCATTAGCAATATACGGAGATTGTGCATTTCTAATATTAGGTTCTTGCGTTACCGTTTGACCTGAACGAATATTAGGTTCTTGTTTTGCCCTAATATTAGGTTGTTGAGCATTACTAGGTGATTGAGCATCTCTAATATTAGGTTCTTGTTGATTCTTAATAGTAGGTTGTTGAGCACTCTGCTGTTTGTTTCTAATATTAGGTTCTTGTTGTGACCTTATGTTTGGTTCTTGTGCTGACTGTTGCGCTGAACGAATATTAGGTTCTTGTTGTGACCTTATGTTTGGTTCTTGTGCATTTGAAGTGGTTTGTGCGTTTGCAATATAAGGTGTTTGTCTGTTTCTAATATTAGGTTCTTGTGCATTTGCAGTGTTTTGTCTGTTTGCAATATAAGGTGTTTGTGCATTTCTGATATTAGGTTCTTGAGCTGCACTAGCCCCTTGTGCATTAGCAATGTAAGGAGTCTGAAAGTTTCTGATATTTGGTTCTTGAGCAGACTGTTGAGAATCTCTTATATTAGGTTCTTGTTTGTTCTTAATTGTAGGTTGCTGAGCATTACTAGGTGACTGAGCATCTCTAATATTAGGTTCTTGTTGGTTTCTAATATTAGGTTGTTGTATGCTTCTAATATTGGGTTGCTGATTGTTCCTTATATTAGGTTCTTGATTATTCGCAATGTATGGACTCTGGAAAGTATAAGGTTGTTGACCAGTATAAGGAGTCTGACCATTCTTAATAGTAGGTTGTTGATTATTTCTAATATTAGGTTGTTGATTATTCGCAATATAAGGACTCTGGAAAGTATAAGGAGTCTGACCAGTATAAGGAGTCTGACCAGATGCAATATATGGCGACTGATATGTAAATGGTTGTTGACCAGTATAAGGTTGCTGGCCATTAGCAATAGACGGAGTTTGCACATTAGAAGTGCTTGGCGATTGAGCGATGCCAATTAGAGGTTGCTGTGGCATTAGATTTTACTCCCTAATCTTAATTTAATTATCATCTTCATTATTTTTGCCCAATTGGTAGACCTTGGTTGTTAAAGTTATGTGCTAACATTCCATTAACAAAGAAGTTCGAGTTATCTTCAATATCAGTTAAGTTATAAACTTCCATTTCTGAATGTTCTTCTACTGATACTATCTCTAGTCCCATTTCATCTTGTCTATCAAACATTATTCCATCTAACATACTGAATACACTATCTCCAACTGTAAGTTCATGTGTTTCTATATCTTCCATCCAACTATGTTCTTTGACTGATTTCTCAACATCAAATGCACCCCATTCGCCATTTGGTAGCATCAATGGGTGAGTATCAGTCATCTGTAGAATTCTACCATCTGAGAATGTTATATCCCATATAGAACTGATTGGTTGAGGATTAATTTGTTGTATTCTCTTAGGTTCAAGTAATTTAGTACTTTCGTTCCAAGACATGACCCATTGACCAATAACACATGACTCGATAGGTGCATGTGAACCATCGCCTAACCATATCATTGAACCTGGAGCGAAGCAACCTCCGCCTCCTCCTCCACCACCAAAGGTAAACGGATTTCTGTATCCATAAGATGCAGGAGACTGATTGTTTGCAATCGAAGGCGTTCTATGTTGATAAGTGAAAGGATTTCTTCCACTAAATGGGTTTCTAGCAGAGTTTGGTTGTCTTGCCTGATAAGTGAACGGTTGTCTTGCACTAAATGGTTGTCTAGCACTATTCGGTTGTCTTGCCTGATATGTACTAGGTGACCTGTGATTATATGAACTAGGCGACCTATGGTCGTATGTAAATGGTTGTCTTGCACTAAATGGGTTTCTAGCAGCGTTAGGTTGTCTTGCCTGATATGTACTAGGTGACCTATGTTGATATGTACTAGGCGACCTATGGTCATATGTATATGGTGACCTGTGATTATATGTAGTAGGTGACCTATGGTTGTAAGTAAACGGATTACGATATGTAAACGGTGACCTATGGTCATATGTAAATGGCGACCTATGTTGATAAGTAAACGGACTTCTATAAGGTGACCTATGGTCATATGTACCAGGTTGTCTATTGTTGTAAGTACTAGGATTCTGGTAAATACTTGGCGACTGATGCTGATAACTACTAGGTTGTCTGTTCTGATAGGTACTCGGATTCTGGTAAATACTTGGCGACTGATGCTGATAAGTACTAGGTTGTCTGTTCTGATAGGTACTTGGATTCTGATAGATACTCGGTGACTGATGTTGATAAGTCAACGGACTTCTATGCTGATAAGTGAACGGACTTCTATAAGGCGACCTATGGTCATATGTCAACGGACTTCTATGGTCATATGTAAACGGACTTCTATAAGGTGACCTATGGTCATATGTTAAAGGAGACCTGTGATTATAAGTAAACGGATTACGATATGTAAACGGTGACCTATGGTCATATGTAAATGGTGACCTATGTTGATAGATGAACGGACTTCTATAAGGCGACCTATGGTCATATGTATTAGGTTGTCTATTACTATATGTAGAAGGTGACCTATGGTCATATGTAAATGGTGACCTATGTTGATATGTCAACGGACTTCTATGTTGATATGTCAACGGACTTCTATGATTATATGTAGAAGGATCCTGATATGTTCTAGGGTCTCTATATGTAGAAGGTGACCTATGTTGATATGTGCCAGGTTGTCTAGCATTTCTAATATTAGGTTCTTGTTGTGACCTAATATTTGGTTCTTGTTGATTTCTAATATTAGGTTCTTGTGCATTTACTGGATTTTGATAAATCGCAGGTTGTCTTCTATCTCTAATATTAGGTTCTTGTGCATTAGCAATATAAGGATAAGGATTCTGTTTGTTTCTTATATTAGGTTCTTGTGCATTAGCAATATAAGGATAAGGATTCTGTCTGTTTCTTATATTGGGTTCTTGTGCGTTTGCGATATAAGGATAAGGTTGTTGAACACTCTGTTGTCCAGAAGCATTATTCCAACCGGTAGGCGTCTTTACATAAATCTGGTCTGCAGCTTTCCATGTGCCTGAGTCTGTTTTTACCCATGCACCTCGGGTTGCATTCCAACCGGTTGGTGTTTTTACCTTTTGTGAGCCTGTCGCCATATTATATAGTCCTTAAAATACTATTCTATTTATTAAGAGTAAAGAACCCATAAATCGCCAACTGCGCCATCACTTCCGCCTGGTGCTGATGTTGACTGATATATGTTTCTCGCTGTGCCACCACTGTTTGTTGCATTTGTAATTGTCAATGCGCCAGTGTTTACTGCACTTGGGGTAATCGTTAAATCACCTGTTGATGCACCTGTAAATGTTCCTGTTCCGAATGTGACTGCATCAGCACTTTCATCCCAACCAATAAATACATTGGCATCACTTCCTCTTTCGATAACAAAACCTGAATCGCCTGAAGCAGAACCACTATTACCTGTCCCTAACTCTATAAGTTGGTCTTCGATAGTTGTATTTGTTGCCGAATTGGTTACTGTTGAACCATTAACTGTTAAGTCGCCTGTGAGAACTAAGTTTCCAAATTGAACATTACTTGATGTTCCAACTGCCTGTCCAATAGAGATTGTTGCGGTTGCACCTTCTCCAGAACCACTTACTGAGACACCAGTTCCTTGACTTACACCTGCAATATAATTACCTGTTGTGTCTGTTCCAAGTGCGACTGAGTTAGCAGCGACTGTAGTAGAGATACTAACATCACCTAAATTGGTCATTGTAGCAGAACCTGTCACATCGCCTGTCAAGGATATTGTTGGGTCACTAACATTCAAATCAATTGTGCCATCTGCATCTTGATATGTTGCAGTAATACCACTTTCAGTATTACTTGAGAACATCGCCCCAGCGATATCTTGTACATTCTCTGTTGATAATTGAGTGTTAGTTGTTGTGACTGAACCACCCAATGCAACTGATTGACCATCAATTGTTATCGTACTATTAGCAAGTTTTGC